AAGCCGGTGGACTATCCGGCCATGACCCGTGACCTGCTGTGGCGTTCGGAGGCCGCCGAGTGTCTGTGGGCGGCCAACTACGTGCTGAAGGCCCAGAACGCGGCGCGAGTGGTCAAGGGCCTGCAGTGGCTGAACCCGAACACCATGACAGTTGACACGGGCGAGAGCGGGATCACGGGCTTTACCCAGAAAGTGGGCGAGACAAAGCGGCACTACACGCCGGAGCAGATCATTTACGCCGCGCAGTTCAATCCAAACGACGATCTGGGGCCCGGCGTCTCACCCATGCACGTGGCGATGGAGGCGGCCGGCCTGGCGCTCAATGCCAACATCTGGGCGTCACGGTTCTTCTCACATGGCGCCATCCCCGCAGTGGTCCTCAGCACGGACGCCGCGGTGCCCGATGATGAGGTAGACCGCATACGCACCTCATGGGAGAAGATCACATCCGGCCTCAAAAACGCATGGCGCACGGTGATCCTGCGTAACGGTATGAAGGCGACCGTTGTCGGGATGCCGGTCAAGGACCTGGCGATGCCGGAGTTATTCCAGCAGGTGCGGAGCCAGATCGCCTGCGCGTTTGAGATTCCAGAGACCATGCTCACCGATGCGGCCAACTTTGCGACCAGCGCCGAGCACCGTCGCTCCTTCTGGCTGGAGACCATCGTACCCCATGCCCAGTGGCACGCCGAGGCATTCAACCGGCAGCTCTTCTGGCCGCAGGGCTTGGAGATGCGCCTGCAACCCGAGCAGTTGGAGGCGGTACAAAAGGACGAGGCAGAGAAGGCCGCCAGCATGAAGGCGATGATCGACGCCGCCACCTCGGTCTACGGCGCCAAGTTGTGTGACACGGAAGAGGCGCGGGCAGTCATCAGCAAAGCCTTTGAGAACATGAGCCTGCCGGCATTGGCGACAGGATGGAAGCCGCCGGAGCCGGAGATACCCGAGCAGTTGGAGCAGTACGCCGGGCGTGAGAACCCGCCCAAAGAAGAGCCGGACGAGGAGCGGGCGGAAGTGGTGCCCCAGCCTAAGCCGGCCATGCGTGCCGACCTTGAGCGGTGGCAGCGCAAGTGCGAGAAGGCGGGCAAGGCCCGGCCTTTCGAGAGCGAGAACATCCCTGCCGGTATGAAGGCGCTCATCGAGGCGCGGCTGCAGGCAGACACAGACAGCGCCTTTGACTTTCTCAAGAAGCTAGACCCGGCGCGGCTGGCGGACGAGAAGCGGGTGCGCGACGCGCTGGTGGCCGAGCTTGCCAAACAGCAGAGCATCATCGCCAAGCGCATAGCGGAGTTGCAGGAAGCGGACTGGGAAGAGTTCGCCGCGGCCATGCGCAACGCGGTCGATGACAAGCTGGTAAGCGTCTACACCGGCCATGCGCTCCGTGAGGCGCTGGCCTTCGGCATCGACTTTGACGTGGCGGTGATCAACAAGGCTGCCTGGGACTGGGCGACGCGGTATAGTTACGACCTGGTGTCCGGGCTCACGGACACCACGCGGGCTCTGGCGCAGTCAGTGGTGGGCAAGTTCACCGCAACGCCGGGCATGACCATCGGCGAGCTTTCAGACCTGCTGGAACCCGCCTTCGGCGAGCTGCGGGCCGAGATGATCGCCGTCACCGAGACCACGCGGGCCTACAGCGCCGCGACGGACACATACAAGGAACTGCTGAAAGACGCCGGGCTGGAAATGCGCCGGGTGTGGAATACCAGCGCGGACGAGAAGGTGTGCGAGATTTGCGGCCCGCTGGACGGCAAGGACGAACGCGAGTGGACCTCGCCGCCACCGGCTCATCCTCGGTGCCGATGCTGGACGACCAACGAGTACGTCGGGCGCGTGAAAGATGGCAACGGTTAGCCTTGAGCTAAAGGGCTTTGACGCGCTGTACAAGAAGCTGGGGCAGCGCATGGAGCCGCACGTACAGGCCATGACGCTGGCGATAGGCGAGCAGGTGCGGGCAGCCATCGCCAAGTACCCAGGGCCATCGCACAAGCCCGTCATCTGGGCAAGCGAGAAGTCACGGCGCTGGTATTTCGCCAACAGACGGGCACAGGGGCTGGACCCGCAGTACACCCGTAACAGCGATAGGTGGAGCCAGAGGATAGGGCCATCCTGGGCAGTCGCCAAGCGCGGCAGCATGGACGCGGTAGTGGGCACCAGGGCCGCCTATGCCGCCCGTGTCCAGAGTTCTGAGAAGCAGACGGCGCAGCACAAGGCGACGGGGTGGATCACCGACAAGCTGGCCATCGCCAAGGTGCTGCGGAGCGGCGTCATCGGGCGCATTTGGAAGGACACGGTCCGCAACATGTTTGGGAGGTGACACATGGCAGACAACAGCATCACACTCAAGAGCCTTACGGACGAGACGGCGACGGTTGCCGGCTATGGCGTCGTCTTTGGCGACCGTGACCTGGACGGTGAGACGTTCACCAAGGACACCGAGCTTGACCTGGACCTGGTGCCTGCCAAGCGTGTCTTTTACGACCACACGATGGGCAACGTCAAGCACTCGCTGGGCACCGTCCTCAAGGCAACGGTGGACGATGTGGGCGTGTGGATCGAGGCAGAGCTTGACCGCTCGCGCCAGTACGTCGCCCAGGTCCTGAAGCTCATCGAGGCCGGGGCACTGGGCTGGTCATCCGGCAGTGTACCGCACCTGGTACGCCGCGACGGTGGTGTCATCAAGGCATGGCCTGTGGTGGAGTTCTCCTTGACGCCGACGCCCTGCGAGCCGAGGACGCTGGGCATAGAGCGCATCAAGGCGATGGCTGAGGCAGACCCGGAGTACAAGGCGCTGCTGCCACAGGAACCCGGTGAGGGTTCGGCGGGCGCGGATGAAGGGCGGGCTGAGGCCGCTTCTGAAACGACTATAACGGAGGGAAAGATCATGGACCCTAACGAGATCAAGACCCTGGTGGCTGAGGCCGCGAAGGCCGCGGCTACCGAGGCGGTGGAGGCTTTCAAGGCTTCGCTCCCGCCCGTCACGTCCGGCTTGACCGTGACCAAGGACGAGGCGGAGCACGGTTTCAAGTCCTTCGGCGAGCAGTTGGCCGCGATCAAGCGGGCGGCCATCATGCCCTCGTCTGTCGACCCGCGCCTGCTGGCCATCAACGAGAAGGCCATGAAGGCGACCGGGGCGAGCGAGACCGTGGGCGCCGAGGGCGGCTTCCTGGTCCAGCAGGACTTCGCCAAGGAGATGCTGGGCCGCATCTACAACACCGGCGAGATCCTCAGGCGCGTGAGACAGCGCCCGCTCGGGCCGGGTGCCAACGGGCTGGTTGTCAACGTGATCAATGAGACCAGCCGGGCCACGGGTTCCCGCTTCGGCGGCGTCCGCGCCTACTGGCTGAATGAGGGCGGCACCCTCACCAAGTCCAAGCCGGCCTACAGGCGCTTCTCGCTCAACCTGGAAAAGTTGATCGGCCTGTACTACGCGACCGACGAGCTTCTGCAGGACGACATCGCGCTTTCGGGCGAGGTCGGCGACTCCTTTGTGAACGAGCTGCGCTTTGCCGCGGAGGACTCGATCATCAACGGCACCGGGGCTGGCTATCCACTGGGCGTGCTGGCTAGTGGCGCCACGGTGAGCGTAGCCAAGGAAACCGGCCAGGCTGCCACAGGCCTGGTGTACCAGAACCTGGTCAAGATGTGGTCGCGCATGTGGGCGCCGGACCGGGCCGAGGCCGTCTGGTTCATCAATCAGGACGTGGAACCGCAGCTCTTCCAGCTCTATCTGGCCGTGGGTACCGGGGGCGTTCCCGCCTACATGCCCGCCAACGGGCTGAGCCAGGGACCCTACAGCACCCTGTTCGGCAGGCCGGTGATCCCGGTCGAATACTGCCCGACGCTGGGCACCGTGGGCGACGTGATCCTGGCCAACTTCTCGAACTACCGCTGGATCGACAAGGCGGGCATCCAGGCCGCGTCCAGCATCCACGTCCAGTTCACCACGGACGAGAGCACCTTCCGCTGGGTGTGGCGCTGCAACGGGGCGCCGTTCGACGTGTCCGCGCTGACCCCGGCCAGCGGTTCCAGCAACACGCTCGGTCATTTCGTGACCGTGGCGACCAGGGCGTAAGGAGGATAAGACTATGGGCGCTCCATTCGTTTACCTGCCGGAGCAGTTCAAGATCGTGGCGGCCACGGCCGGCAGCGTGACCACCGACGGCGGCGTCACGCTGGACAACGTGAGCCTCAAGAATGTCAAGCAGGCGTGGATCATGCTCACCTACCTGCAAGCGGCGACGCACGCGACCGTCTTGACCCCGAAGCTCGGGACGGCGGTCGCGGCCGCCGCTACCGCCATCACTTTCTCGGCGGACTGGTGGAAGAATGCCGACATCAGTGCATCGGACGACTTCACCAAGCAGACCGCCGCGACCACGATGGCGGCTACGGCCGGTGTGACCAATCAGATCGTGCTGGTGAAGATTGACCCGGCGCAGGTCGCTGCGCAGGGAGCATACGACGTTCTGGGCGGCACCATCGCCACATCCGGCGAGGCGACTAACTTCGTGACCGGGCATTTCCTGCTCGAGATGAAGTACGAGGCCGCGACCCCGCCGTCGGCGATCGTGGACTAGCTCCAACCTGGAGTCCGGGGCGGCGGGCGACTGCCGCCCCGGGCGCTAACAAAGAAAGGAGAGGACCATCATGACTACCAGAACAGCACTATTCTCGCGCAACCAGCCCGGCGGCGTGTTCACCATCGAAGACTTGCGGGACCACCCGGGCGACATCTGGTTTGTGGACTCCGGCGCGGCCGGGGCCTCGGACGCGGCCGGCGCGGGCAAGAGCCCTGACGTGCCGTTTGCCACGCTGGACTATGCCATCGCCAAATGCACGGCCAGCAACGGCGATGTGATCTACGTCATGCCGGGACACGCCGAGACTCTGGGCGCGGACAGCGCCGTGGATGTGGACGTGATCGGCGTCAAGATCATCGGGCTGGGCTGGGGTGCCACACGGCCTACCTTCAATGCCACGGCCATCGCCGGTGACTTCAAGCTCGCCGCCGCCTCGATCTCAATCGAAAACCTGCTTTTCACGGGCGGGGTCGATGCCACCACGGGTATGCTGGAAATCTCAGCCGCGGACTGCCGGGTCAAAAACTGCGAGTTTCGGGATGTGACCGGACAGGCCACGGACTGCCTGATCACCGTGGACGGCGCGGACCGCCTGACCATTGAGGACTGCAAGTTCATCATGGCCGCCGGCGCCGGCGCCAACTCGGCGATTGCGCTGGACGGGTCCGACGACTGCGAGATCAAGAATTGCTACATCTACGGCAACTTCGCCGTGGCTGCCATCGACCTGCGGACAACGCTTTCCGCCAGGGTCAACATCCACGACTGCAAGCTATGGACAGCGAACGCGGCGGACATTGCCATCAAGGACACCATCACCAGCTCGACCGGCTTCATCGGGCCGAACCTCCAGATCATGCTGACGGACAACGCCGCCAACATCACGACCGCTGTGACCGGCGCGACCTTCCAGATGATCGATCCGGTGTACATCTGCAACCTCGTGAACGAGAAGGCCATGCTGAGCAACTGGACCGCGAGCACGCACGCCTAAGTGACTGAAGGGGGCCGGGGCAAAACCCGGTCCCCATGCTGGAGGACACATGCCAACTGCGCAAGTCGTGACCATCACGGAAAAGACGTCCTACTCGGTCAAGGAAATCATCTGGGACTGGCTCAGCACGGACGCGGGTGCGGTGGTAGGGTCTGTGACTACCAATGCCTACACCGGCCGCTGCATTTACTGCTCGCTGGAATCAGACGCCGGGGGCACGGCGCCCACGAACCTCTGGGACTGCACCGTCAAGGACGCCGACGGCGTGGACGTGCTGAAAGGCCTCGGTGCCGACGTGACTGCCGCGGCCACGGTCTACAAGGCCGACAGTGACGGCCTGGGCGCGGTGGTAGAGAGTACGCTCACCCTGGCCGTCCAGAACGCCGGCGACGCCAACGGCGGCATAGTACGACTGTTCATCAGGTGACGGGATGAAGCTCACTAACTGCTACTGCACCCTGGCGGAGCTAAAGGCGCGGCTGACCGTCTCGGACACCATCGACGACGCCGCGCTCAAGTCCGTGATGGAGAGCGTCAGCCGCCTGATCGACACGTACTGCGGCCGGCGGTTCTACGTGGAAACGCGCACGCGGTACTTCACCCCCACCAGCGCGGACATGCTGGACGTGGACAGCCTGCTCTCCGTGACCACGCTGGGCACGGACGATGACGGCGACCGCACGTATGAGAACACGTGGGCGGCCACGGACTATGACCTCATGCCCCTGAATGCGCCGTATGAGAGCCCGCCCCGGCCCTACACCTATATCACCGTCACGCCGAACGGGACCTACTCATTCCCGAATCTGGTCAAGAGTGTGTCTATCCTGGGCTCGTGGGGCTTCTATTCGGTGATGGCCGCGCTGGACACGCTGGGCGCGGCCATCACCAGCACGACGGCCACCACATTCACGGCGACCGCGGGCAGCCTGTACTCGCCGGGCCACACGCTCCTCATCGGCTCGGAGCAGATGCACGTCCAGTCGGTGAACGGCAACACCATCACCGTGACTCGCGGCGCCAACGGCACGACGGCGGCGACCGCGCTCATATCGGCGGCGGTGAGCGTCTACACCTACCCGATGGTGACCGAGGCGGCGCTTCTGCAATGCGCCAGGATATTCGCCCGGCGCAACGCGCCCTTTGGCATCACGGGCAATGCCGAGATGGGCACGCTTATGGCCCTGCCGAAGCTGGACCAGGACGTGGGGATGATGCTGAATCCGGTCAAGTCCTACGCGGGGTTTTAGATGGCAACACTGCAAGCGGTCATCGACCAGATACAGGACGAGATCGGCGCACTGTCCGGCATTCGCGCCGCGCCGCATGAGCCGCCGGAAAGCATGAGCGCCTATCCGTTCGCGGTGGCGTTCGTCAAGAGCGGAAACTGGACGCTGGGCAAGCCGGCCGGCTGCATGACCGGGCTGCACGACATTGTTGTGGAGCTTCACATCGCACGGAAAGACCTGGCGCGTGATTACGCCGCGGCTATGGCCTATGCCAAGAGCGTGGCTGGTAGACGTGACCATGACCAGCCTAGACGCCATTGGCAGCATCGCATACGAGTTCGGACCAATGAGTTGGGCGGGGATTGACACCATCGGCTGGCGCTGGACGATCCGCGACGTAAAGACCATCGACGCCTTCAGCTAGGAGAGAGCGTGAAAGTTCTGGTCGCACCGCTCATCATGCCGGGGATGCAGAGCAAGGCCATCTGGTCCCTCATGGAGATCGTCCAGCAGCGGTGGCCGCTGGTCAAGTCGGACGTACAGAGAACCGAATACAGGCGGAATCAGATCGCGGCGAATCTCATGGAGGGCGATGATGACGCCGTGGTGATGCTGGACGGCGACCACCGGCACCCGGGCGACCTGGTACACCGGCTCAGGAACGACGCCGACCAGCAGCCAGAGGCGGACGTGATCGGGGCCCTGTGCTTCCGGCGCGGGGAACCTTACGACCCGTGCGCCTGGGTGATGAATAAAGAGAGCGGCAAGTATTGGTGGGGCATCCCCTGGCCGAAGGGACTTGTCGAGGTAGACGCCGTGGGCTTTGGCGCGGTGCTCTTCCGGCGCACCTGTTTTGAGAAGCTGGCAAGGCCCTGGTTCTATTACGACTACAGCAGGTCCGGCGAGGACCTGTGGCCGACTGAGGACATGACGTTTTGCCAGAGGGCGCGGGAAGCGGGTCTGCGTATCTTCGTGGACACGACCCTGGTCAGCCCGCACGTATTCGAGGGAGAGGTGGGCGAGGAGACCTGCCTTTCCTACATCGCCGCTAATCCAAACGCGGTCAGTGACCAAGAAGGGCATGATCGTTAGGGGAATGATGGACTTGGGCATGACAGGACGCACAGAGAGAGACCAGGTTGCTAACGGCATTGGCCTCGCGGAAGCGGTCAAGGCCGAACTCACGGAAGGACTTGATGTGGTGAACGTCAAGCGCCTTGCCGTTCTGCTCTTCGGTCCTGCCGCAGCGGCAGCAGCAATACCCGTCATGGTGTCTTGCGTTACGACGCTGCTGCCGCCAGTTCACCCCATAGTAGGGAAGGGGGCCACCAAGCCATCGTCTGTTATTCACCCCAGAATACTCTTCGGTTCTGTTTTGGTGGATGTGGAAGCAGTCTCTGGAACAGAAGCGTCGATTGTGCCACGTGCGACCAGCAACAGTCCTGATGTCTTTGCCGCATACTTCACAAGCCTGTGGACCGCATTCGACAATGCCCAGATTGCGTCTGGCATTGGCAGCGGTCGAGCATTGGTGGGAACAGAACTTCCGGGGCCAAGCCTTGTAATACCAGAATGCCTTCCCGCATTGTGGGCAGGTCGTGTCAACTCGGATGACCGATCTGCGACACGCGCGAGAACAGTAGGTCTGGGGACGGGAGGCACTGTATGAGAAGGTTTGCCCGCATACCGGGCAAGTGCTGGTCTCCATCTTCATAGCGGACTCCTAGCGTTTGTAAGTAGCGACAGTATAGCACAAATCGGCAAGAACATCAAGGAGGTTCAGCATGGCAGCAACGATGACGAGATATATCCAATTAGGAGGCGAGACAACTGCCGGAACAGCAGTCGCCGCGGACACCGTTTGGGCGGGAGAGGCGGCGAGCATCGAGGACATGCGGACGGTGACATTCGTGCCCGAGCACAAGGGCCGCATGTCGCCAAGCAACCGGCAGATCCAGCCCAAATTGCTGGCGGGGATCACCTTCCCTGTGTGCCCGGCAACGTATGAGCAGGTCCAGCACATCTTTGAGGCGGGCATTGAGACGGACGCCGCGGCCGCCTGCGGGTCCGGCTACCTGTACGAATACAACCTGCCAACGACCACGACCAACACGCTCAAGACCTACACCATCGAGGCCGGCGACGTGACGCAAGAGAACGAGATGGAATACGGGCACGTGATCTCGTTCGAGCTGTCCGGCGCGTCCGGTGGCCCGGTCAACGTCACGAGCACATGGCGCGGGCGGCAGGTCACGGCCTCCACCAAGACGGCCTCGCAAGTTGTGCCGGCCACGCTAGAGACCATCTACTTTGGGAACGCCAAGCTCTACATCAATGACACCTTCGCGTCGCTGGGTGTCACGCAGAAGACCGCGACATTCCTGGGCTTCAGCCTCAAGGTGGACACCGGCATCAAGCAGAAGTTCACCGGCGACGGCAACCTGTACTTCACGCAGACCGCTCAGGACGGGGCCTCGGGCACGCTGGACTTGACCTTCGAGTACGACGCCACGGCTACGGGCGAGGAGACGGCATTCAGGGCGGGTACGGCCCGGTACGTGCGCATCGAGTTTGACGGAACGGCGTTGCAGACGGCAAGCTCGCCGTGGACGACCAAGGCGTTGCGCATCGACTGCCACGGCAAGATCGAGAGCGTGGGCACGCTGGACACACAGGACGGCAACGACGTAAAGACCATGACGTTGAGGCTGTGCGATGACCAGACCAACGACCTGTTTATGAATGCCTACGTGGTCAATCTCAATGCCACCGTCCCATAGGGCGGGGCAGAAAGGACACAGTTGTGAAAGTCCACTTTGACGTAACCAAGGCCACCGTAGACGCGGCGATGGAGGCGCTCACCATCGGAGAGAAGGCCCTGCTATTTGAGGCCGACTACACGGCGGTGAGCGCCCGCACATTTATGGCGCGGTTCATCTGCGACGCCGCGCTGGTGCATCCATCGCCCGCCGCGGCCAAGCGGCAGATCAACGCCATGACACAGGCCGAGTTCAATGAGGCATTGGACGCGCTTATGGCAAAGGTGCTGGACATCCTGGTCCCCCCCGCCTCCGCCAGCGGTTCATAACGACGGCAAGGCATGACGGGCCGGCTCCCGCCCGTCTGCTGGTACTGCTGGCGGCGAGCGATTGGGGCGTACCACCCTGGACGGTCACGGGGCAAGAGGCAACGGACAAGACGCGGCTGCGGTGGCTGTGGACGTGGCGCGAGGCATTCCGGCAAGGCGCGATAGCGTGGGGAAACAAGAGACGAGGGGTGGGCATTGGCTGACAACGTACTGGACATCATCTTTCACGTGCTCGGCATGGAGAAGGCCAGCGCCGGCATCAAGCAGGTTGGCAAGGACCTGAAAGACGTCGGCGGCAAGGAAACGCAAAGCGGGCTCAATGCGACCAGCGCGGCATTTGAGAAGCTCGGTCAGAAGGTTCTCGCGGGCGTGACCGTGGCGGCAGTGGTCCATGGGCTGAAAGAGGCCATGGACGCCACGATGAAGTGGGGCGCACAGATAGACACGCTCGGCGATATGTTCGGCATGAGCGGTCAAGAGGCGAGCGCCTGGTCCGTGGCCATGCAGCACGTCGGGGTGAGCGTCCAAGAGGGTGCTTTCCAACTCAACTACTTCACCCGCATGCTGAACGAGACCGGCAAGGCGATGGCAGAGGGCAAGGGCGCGACCACGCCGTTTGGAGAGTCCCTGGACAAACTCGGCGTGAGCGCACAGGACAGTAGCGGGAAGCTCAAGACCTTCGATCAGTTGATGCCCGAGATCATGGACGCATTCAAGGAACTGCCCGCGGGGATCGAGGCAACCGCCATTGCGATGGATCTGTTTGGCGCCCGCGGCGGCTCCAAGTTCCTGGACTTTCTCAGAATGGGGTCAGCAGGGCTGGAGGACGCAGATGCCAAGGCAAAGGCGTTCGGCCTGTCACTGAACACGCTAGACTCCAACCGGGTTGAGGAACTGGGCTTCAAAGTCAATGACCTGGGGATGAGATTCGAGGGGCTCAAGGTGAACATCGGTCTGGGGCTGATCGGGCCGCTAGAGGCGGCGCTCGGCCTGCTAGACCAGTTCAATGCCTTGACGGCCAGCAAGGGCACGATGCGCGTCAATGCTCAGGGTGAATGGGAGCTGGCGCCCGAGGCAATGTACACGCCGGCGGGTGCGGATACGGACAGGTACGGCGGCGAGACTGCGGCGGCGAGGGCGGCGCGTGAGGCTAGAGAGCGTCGGAATGCGGCACTGATGGAGCCCTTCGGCGACGCTGGGGCGCGGTGGGCGCAGAAGAGTCCCTGGCTCACGGGTGCGGAGGGACAAGACCCGTTCATGCTTGCCGCCAAGTATACCGCCGCCATTCGAGGCGGGATGGGCACGGGCGCAGCGGGCGGTCTCGGTGGCGGACTAGGCGGCGGTATGCCCGCCGGTCTGTCGATGGGCTTCCCTGACGTGCTGGCCC